TTTGGGTGAGAAACAATATAATTTATTTCTTCTGCATAAGTATAGTTACGAACTCTTTTGGATTCTTCTTCTGTGTGTTTTAGTACAACACAGTTTATTTCTAAATCTGCTAGAGTCTTACTGTCCATTAATTTTTTTGTGGTTGTAACTTTCTTAACTTGACCAAACAAACCCTCTAAAACTAATCTGTGTGTTTCTGTTCCATCAAGTGTTCCTGTTAAACCAAATCTATACTTTACATCTCTACTCTTAGCCATAATATCTGTTAGAGATTTTGCTTTAAATAAATGTGCCTCATCTCCAATGATACAACCAAACTGGGCAAAGTATGGAGAATGAAGTTTGTAGATTGATTGCCAAGTTGAAATAATAACAGGTTTGGTTTTATGATTCTTATCTCGTCCAGCATAAACACGATGAATGTGTTCGTCCTTCCATCCATAGTCAATAAAGTCAGAATATAATTGTTCAACAAGAGATGTGGTCGGAACCAGAATAAGCATCTTTAATCCCATCAGATGATAATATCTAACCAGCGTGTAAATTATCAGTGACTTCCCCGAAGCCGTAGGAGATAAAAGAAGACAACGATTTGTTTTGATTGCGTGATGAATTGCTTCTAGTTGGTAATCACGAAACTGAATAGGTTTACCCCTAGAGGTTGGTCGCAATGACTCAGCAAATTCTTTTACATTTTCAATGTTAACATTCTTGTCGTCTTCTACACCTTCTTCAAGGGTATACTCAATTGAGTTTTTCTTACAATACTCCTTTATATAAGGTAAAAGTCCAACATAAATCCTACCATTGCGTGGAGAAAATAATCGTATCTTTCCGTCCCAAATCCTATTCTTAAAACTGGGCATAAACTTGGCGCCCGGCACTTCAAAGGTAAAGTAACTACACAGCTCTCTTGCCAAGTCTTCCTCAACATCACACTCAAGATAGACTTCGTTTATCTTTGATATTTTCATTACATTAACCAACAAGTGACACTGTATCGTTCACCCTCAGTAACTTGTAAAACTTCGTGGGGAAACATAAAGTTAGACGGAAACACAATTGCTGAACCTTTTGATGTCCAAAATCTTTTGTTAGCAATCACAATTTCACCCCCTTCATAATCATCGTTCATAAACAACAACACAGTAACTTGTGGGTATCCCCATTTTTGGCCATGACTGTGATGAATGTTGTCAGTGTGTTCTGACATAAATCCACCAACAGTATATTTACTAATACGAAAGTCTGTTAGATGTTGTACATTAAAATCTGGAAAATCTTCTCTATAGTGTTTGATTGATTCGTTGTAACAAGTATGGAGTGCTTGATAGAACTGGTGGTCTTTACGAATCCAAACATCTTCACTAGATACTCTGTTTTCTTTTACAATCTTACCACTGTCGTGTGTTGAATATGATGATGGTTCATATATAAAATTTTTATTAACAATGCGTTCGCACAGGTCTGCCGGAACTATATTAGTATAGTACTTTATGTAACCTGTGATGTCCATTACGATTCAACGCCAAAAGAAGGACGCCTTGGACGACCCTTGTTTTCATCAATCCTAACTACGGTTTTAAATACAACACAAGTTCTAAGCTGATAACACTCTCTACTTACTGGTTGTGCTTGATGTGGTAGGTAAGCAGGAAACTTAATTAATCTGTTACCCTTATAATTCACATGAGAGGTAATATCTTTTATCGCATTATCATATAATACCGTTCCACCACCCCACTCATTCTTCCAATCTAGTCTAGGATAATATATAAATGTTAAAGCTCCGTCATCTCGATGAATGTGTGGTTCTATTCCATGTGTGTGTGCATTGAGATAAGCGCGTTCCAGTTCTAGTTCTGGCCACTTTAGTTTGATTTGTTGCCAGATAGGCCAGATGTCATCACGCAGAGAACCTTCGCAATGTCCAGCAAAGACATGCCAGTGTTTATTAACACCGTTCTTTACAGAGTCATAATCAAACTTCCACGATACTTCTCTTAACTGCATATCAATTAATTGTGCAACATGTTCTTCTAAAAAACCATCATAAAAGTTCATCATCAGTATGTTAGTCCTGCTTCAAATTTCTTCCATTCAATTGCGTTCTTAATATCCCACCCACGATTATCAACGGACTTGATAACTCCTTTGATATAATCAACTACAGTTTCTAAGTATCCAACCTTATTTTCTGCATTGATAATATCTTCATCAGATGTGATGTATACTGCTAGGTCTGTTTTGAGAACTTTAAGGTCAAATGGTTTAGTTGCATAGATTTTTGCATCAGCTTTACCACCATAGTATTCCCACTTTTCCCGATACAAACGCTTGTAATCTCCTTTTGCTTTAAACAAAAGAAGTTCGTATCTAGATTTGTGGTCTAGGTATTTTGCTTTGATTTCTTGGTTTTTTAGTGATTCAGTATCTAAGTGTTCATTATCTACTTGCAAGTCTTTTTGTACTTGCATTTTTAATTCATCAAGGTTCATTTTTACTCCATATTACAAAGGAACTATCTCATATATTTTATAACGAAATTCAATTGAGGCGGTAAGATACTCAACATCTGTTACATTTTGATTGTAATCCAGACCACTAAGTGATACAGGAAACATATCAGAAAATCGCACTTCCAAAAGTGGATTGTTTTTGTTAGAAAGGATTGTAAGGGTTGCATCTGAGTACATTGACTTATCTGCTGTAGCTTTTCCTACTACACCAATATCATTATTACCACCCGCACCAGCGACTGATGTGTTAGACTTGTTAGAACGAAAGTCTGTAAACTGTTGTCTATTTTCTGGAAATCCAATACCAACTAACCAGTTGTGTAGTTCCGTATAGTTTTCTAGGTATTCATCTACGATAAACGAAACGGTCAAACTTTCATAAGTGAGTCTATCTCCAACAATAGGTATTTCCTTATATGGAGTTTGCATCTCTAATGAGCTTAAACTGAGGCCGGGAATGTTTGCGGCCGTAGTGAAAAACTGCACCTTTGGAAGTTGGTTAATCATAAACCGAAACTGGGTTGGACTAGCGTAGTCTAACTTGTCTGGTTGTCTATTGAGTGGTGATGAGTCTGTTGTCATACTTATATTTATAAAGAAAAAAAAGACAAAAAAAAGGAACCCGAAGGTTCCTCTTTAATTACAGTAAAAACAGGGATCACATTAAGTTGCTGACCTTGACTTTTCTGTAGTACTTGTTGGTTGCAGATGATATAGCAATCGCACCATTTGAACCAGCAGCGACAGTACCAGTTGAGAAAGGATTTGCAGCCATTCCGTAACGAGTTTTGAAGCCGATTTTTGGTTGGAAAGTATTTTCACCAACCGCACGAACCATTTGTAATGGAACATATGGGCAGTAGAACATACCAGCGTCATAAGGTGAAGTACCTTTATAACCAACAACATAGTACTGTGAACTAGATACGTTAGCAGAGTATGGATCAACATACACTTTATAACGACCATTCATAACACCAGCGAATGTAGTTGAAGTATCATCAACATTCAAGTTGTTGTTTAATGCAGGAGTGTAATCAAGTACACCAGCCATTTGAAGTGCAGAAGCAACATCAGCAGATACTAGTAACATATTACCTTTACCGCGGCGAGTTTGTTGACCGATAGCGTTAGCATCTCGTTCAATTGCAAACATCAAACCTTTAAACTTCTCAACTGACCAACGACCATTTGAGTCGGTGTCCAAATCGAAAATACCAGCAGTAGTTGTGTTAACCTGAGCACCTTTAACAGCAGATACATAGATGTTACGAACAACTTCTCGGTTAATTTCAGCGAGGATTTCAGATGAAAGTATATTTGCAAGTTCGGTTTCTGCGTCAAGACCATGAATTGCTTTAAGGTCTTGTGCAAGTTCCATAGTGTACTCAGCTTTAAGGGCACGAGTTACAGCAGTAACAGTGTGCTTCTCAATTGAGAACGCCATTTCACCGAAAGCATTAGTTCCTGAATCACCAAGTGCTTCACCTTGAACTGTAGTCTGACCAGTAGCACTTGTGTAAGTACCAGCTGAAGGACTGTCATTCAATGTAGCAGGGTTGGTTTCAGTTGCACCAATGTCTCCACCACCAATAGTACCGGCAGCGTTTTGGTTAGATATATCTGGGAATGCTTCATCGGCAAGTGCTTCAGCACCGTCCATTGATGCGAAACGAGCACGCATTGCAAAGATAAGTCCTGTGGGGCCTGTCATAGGTTGTACACCACAGATGTCGTATGCGATAAGATTAGGCATAGAGCGTCTTACTAGAGAGATCAAAATGGGATCCCATGTATCTAGTGAAGCATTACCACCAACAAAGTTGGTAGATACTGTTTCGTTTAAGAAGTTCTTGTCTTCTCTTAGAGCTTTTTCTTGGTTTTCCAAGATGATTGTAGTGACGGCGCGCTTGTAGCTATCCTTGATCTCAGGAAGATCAGGGTGCTGAAGGACTGGCTGCCACTTTTCTTGTAGATGTTCTGTCTGAAACATTTTGTTTCTCCTTTTAGTATTCTACTATTTATAAAATTGTTAATTTTGCACTATTTAACAGTTCGACCAATTGCCGACATATAAGATGCCATTGATTGAGTTGTGTCAATGTCCTGTGCGATGCCAGAGTCTACATCATCAAGTGTTTCTGTAGCTGTATCTGCATGAGGTGTTACACCATTAGGAAAATAACTTTCCTTCAATGTACCAAGTTTCTCACGATAAGATGTTTCGTTAACAAAGTCAACATCTTCGATAAGCGACTTAAACTTTTCAATTTCGGTATCAGCCAAGTCTGAGGAAACCTCTGACATGACAGACTCTTTCACTAGAGAGGCGTTTGCAGATTTAATTTCGATGTTGGATTCCATCATCTCATTAATCTTACCTTCTAATTCAGAAATCTTTTCTGACTGTGCTTCTAGCACATCGTACTTTTCATCTGGAACATCAACGTAGTGGTCTTCAAACAATTGTTTCAAACCTGAGATAAAGTCTTCAGCGATTTCGCCTTTTAAGCCTCTTTCGATAGCCAACTCGTTCTCTTTCATCCATTCTTCAACAACATAATTAAGATAAGTGTCAACTTTTTCAGTTAACTCACCTTTAGTTGTGGTAATATTTTCTTCCAGTTCAGATTTGTATTCGTCTTCCATTCTTTCAACTTCAGAACGAACTTTGGATTTAACAGCAGCCTCAAAAACTGTTGCGGCTTTGCGTTTAAATTCTTCAGAAAGGTCACCCTCACCTGTCATTAGGGCTTCAACATGTTCAGAAACATCAATAGACTTCAGACGATTTTCGACTGATTCCTTTTTGACTTTTTCTTCTTCTGTTTCTTTTCCGTATGACATGCCCATTCCTGCTTTTAAGTAGGATGAAGCAAGTTGCTTTGCTTTCTCAGCAGGCATCTTTTCCATCTCAGCAATCTTTTCATACATTGCGTTGATAGCATCTTTCTTAGTTTTCATTGAAGGCATTTCGTCTTCCATTTTGTCCATTTCTGATATTACTTCTTCTCCCTCTGCTGAAAATCCAGCAGCGAGTGGTTTAGCAACTTTCTTTTGTCCATCATTTGGTGTATCCATTTTATCTGGAGCACCTTGTGATTTTTGTTGAGCATCTCCGCTTACTTGTTTCACTTTACTAGCGATCTTTTTAGCAGGAGAATCTTTTTGTGATGGACTAGTAACTGGTGCGCCCGTATCTTCGACCTCACCATCTACAGTATCCATTTTATCGGCAGCAGCCGCTGATTTCATAGGGGCGTCTTGGCCATTAGCTTCTTCAAGCTCACCAATTACTTCTGCCTCTAATTCCTCAATGGTTTTGTCTAATTCATTTGCCATGGGGATTAACTCCTTTTTGTCTATTACAATATGTTACAGTTATTTATAAAACTAAAGTTTTTGAAGAAACTTAGCAAAGGCTAACGCATCCGCGCCAGTGTTGCCTTTCCTGTGGTTCCTTTCAATGTCCTCTTTGATCTTGGCAACATCGGCTTCTAAAATCAAACCGTTGTTCCAGACCCACTCTTTACCTTCCATAATACCCTCAACAAATGCGTTGGGAGCAGATGGGTCAGCAACAATATCTGCTGCTGTTGCTAGGTAAAAGTCACTTCTCACGATGTTAGCCCCATTTTTCTGGTCTAAACTACCCATACCCCTAGATGAAACACCTAGTTTTGCACCATCATCCATAAGAGATTTTACAATCTCACCCATTGGTGTGCTAAGAATCTTAGCCTCACCAATAAAGTTTTTACCGTCTGGATAAAGTGCAGTAATCATGTGCGATGCTCTCTCAAGATTAACCGTTGGCCCATCTGGATGACCCAACTCTCCGAAAGCACGTTTTTCTTCGATATACTCTTTGTTATATCGTTTTACTTCTTTACTGAGAATGTTCATGGGATACAGACGACCATTACGGTTCTTAATGTCTGCTTGCATGAAAATACCTTTTATCTTATAATCTTTCTTGCCGTTTTCTTTTTCTTCGATAAGATAGTCAGTATCAGACTCGACATGTTCTGAAATTAACTTCATTGTATATGCCATAGTTCTGTTTCCTTATGTAGTATAGTTTTCATCTTTTCTAAACTCAATCAATACAAAACCTGATGTACCTTGACAAGATAGTTCCATATCACCAGAGGTTGCACCAGTATTTGTTGCAGCAGATTCAATCGCGCCAGCAGAACCATCATAATGGCCACTTCCAGCAAGGTCAATTAATGTTATATCTGAATCGCCTTGTTCAATAATTGCAGCATGACCTGTATCATCATCAGCAGATCCTTGTACTAAACCCCACCAAATTCTCAGAATGTGTAATTTTGCACCATTGGCGTGTCCGTCTAATTCACTTGCATCTAAAATAGCATTGGTTGTAGTTGTATCATTATCAATATTAACTAAGATAGTAACTTTTCCGCCAGCGCCGGGAGCGTTGACAACTGTATCTCTTAATGTTCTTGTGGTAAATGCCATTGTCTAACTCCTTAAAATGATAACATTTCTTTTTCAAAGTATCCCATAAGCACTCTTTCTGGCACTTTATATTTCTTGGATACTTGGTTAATAGTCTTTTCAAAAGTATTTAGGAAATCTGAAGGTTTAGCGTCCATTTTCTTAAAAATCTCGTCCACAGCACCCTTCATCTTTGGAGCTAATTTCTTATACTCCTTAGACTTTTTGTGTTCGTCTTTCTCTGGTAGAGATTTAATTAAGTTGCTAAACTGTTTCATTTTCCTCAACTTCTGGTATGTGGTTCTTAATAAAAGAACCAGCTACTTCTTTTCTTTTGTCTTCTAGTGCGTCACCTATTTTTGATGACATTGCTGTTTTGAAAGCATCTTCTGCTCCCAGCATATCTTTTTGTTGTAGTGATCCTACAAAGTTATCTGCACTCATTTTTCTTCTCCATTTTCTTTATTACCAATTGATGCTAACTTAGCTTTGTCGTCTGCGGTTTGCTGACCTTGAAACTTAGCAGCATCATCTGCCGGTAAAGGATTTCCGTCAACTGATGGGTATCTTGTAATACCATCAGAACCAACTGGTAAATCAACTCCACCTTCTTCGGGGTCAAGTCCTGCTTCTCTATTAATCTGATCTTGCATATCTTCAATCTCTGCTTCAGTAAAGTTAAGGACATTTTTCTGTACCCACTCTTTACTAAAGAATGTACCGATATAAGACTCAATACTACCTAAAGAATTGATTGTGTTTTCTAACAACTCAGCTCTTTTAAGTTCTGCAAAATGACCATCTTGTAAGAAGTCATACTGAATGTGTTGTGAAATCTTTTTCCAATCTTCTAATGTAATTACACCTTTAAGAATAAGCTGTGTCTTTAGAATATCAGTGAAAAGGGGAGTAAACTTTTTTCGTAGTCTTTGTACGAACTTAGTAAACTTCAACTCATCTCTAGTAATTTCTGTAGAACGACCAAGACTAAATCCTGATTCTGCTTCTAAACGAGAAATAGGTACATTTAGTGATTGGAATAGTTTCTTTTTAAAGTATGTAATGTCATCAATCTCGCCAAGATTAGAACCGCCAGCAAGAGTAGTTATCTCTGTACCACGACCACCTTCTCTACGAGGCAACCAGAAATCTTCTAGCATTGACATTTGATTTCTGTCATCTCTGATTTCACCAGTAGATGCATCATATACCAATTTGTTGCGATACCTGTTCATAACATCTTTGAGGTATTGCTCTGCTTTAATCTTTGGAAGATTACCAACATCAATATAAAAGATGCGTCTTTCTGGAGCCCTTGATACCCGATAGATAACAAGAGAGTCCTCAATCATACGCAACTGATTGACAGGTTTAATTGCTTTGTTTAGATAAGAAAGAACATGACCTTTGTTCTGGTCAATTAAACCAGATGGAACATAGGTAATACTGTCTGGAGATATTTTTATTCCCTCAGTAGTTCCTGTTTTAAGTCCCTTGTCATTATAAAGATAATATTCATTTACATTTCTAATAAGTGTGACACTAGTGCCAGACTTTATATCTTTCTTTACTTCTTTAACCTTGCGAATCTTTTTAGGTTCAATGTATCTTACTTCTACAACACCTTTTTTTGGATTCTTCTGGTCAATAACCTTGTGATAAAAAAGACGACCATCTACATACCATCTACGAAAGATGTCGTGTCCTTTTGTATCAAAATCAAGAAGCTCTAAAACCGTATCAAATTCTTCTCTGATACGATCTTTAATCTTTTTAGGATATGCAAGTCTATCAAGAACAATTGCTATCGCTTGATCTTTTTCATTCGCAACAATACCTTCGTTGATAATGTCTTCAATTGCACTATCGCACTCAGGTTGTTGTGCTATATCACGATATCTACGAATCAAGTCGTGCTCGGTTCGTTCTCTACCGTCTGTATCTAACAGTTGTCCATAAAACCCGCCACCGGCAGCCTCAAGAGTTCCGTCTTCTGAACTGGGTTCAGTAAACCTTTCTTGAGAGCCAGTGTCGGACACTTTTTCAAATTTAAAACCAAATAATTCAGCCATTATATGTTAATCTCCTACCTTGTGTTATATTTAGTAGGTTTAGAAACTCACACCTGAAGGTTCAAAGTGTTGATATCTGAAGTTTATTTCAAATGTTTCAATCTCAGTTGCTTCTGCATTCGATAGTTCGATTGCAGCAATTGAAGTTGGAAACGCATTTCTGAAGATATAACTCTTTAGAACTGTATCATCTCTGTCTAATTGTTCAACAGTTAAATCTGTTTGATAATCAGAAGGAGAAATTACACCAGTGTTATCAACATAACTGTTAATACCATTCTGCCATAATTCCATCGCGTTTCTAATCATAAAATCAGTATCGTTGTATACAGTAACATTCCAAGTCTCAGGTGCTGGACGATCACCTGTGATGTAGATATTTCTACCTCTGAATGGAACTGGAATTTCAGTCAATGTAGATGCTGGTAATTGAGCAGCAGTTACGAGGAATGAAGTTCTACGAACATCTAATCCAATAGCGATACCAGAAGGTGGTGTCATTGTTACTCTGAATTGGTTGGCTCTAGCGCCACCACCAATCAGATTTGCTTTAAAGTCATCTATACTAGCCATTTTAGCCTCCTACTTCAGTAAATGCTACGCCTGTTCTTACAGCGACAAAGTTAAGTGATATGAAGTTGATAGACCTAGCAGGTTTAATGAAGATGTCTGCAACAAACTCGTTTCGGTCAATGACCTCACCAGTATTGTTTGTTCCATCTGCAATAACACTAAAGTCTGTGATACCCCTTCTTCCTTGAATATCTCTCAAGAATGGTTCAACTAGATTTCTAAATTGTGCTCTTGTGAACTCATCATTGAACTCAAAGAGTTGGAATTTAGCAGCAGTTGAAATTGCTTTTTCAAGAAGTAAGAACAAACGCCTTACATTGATTCTATCAAATGCACTTGGTTTTGAAAGAGCAGTCTTGTCACCAAACAGAACCACACCTTGGCCTGGGAAATTGACAACAGGATTTATTCTTGCCTTGTAAAGTTGATCTCGTTCTGCCTTAGTTGGGTTGAACGAAAGTTTTACCGCACCTCTAACATTTCCTCTATTGAAACCAGCAGGGGAAAAGAATGAATCTGCAATTTGGTCTGTGAAAGCACAAAGACCAGCAGTATCACCATTCAAAGGTACGAAACGGAATACATCGTTGTACTTATCGTACATATACTTATAACCACTATCGAAAACCATATAAGATGAACTTGGGCAAGTATTGAAACCATCTACAACATTTTTAGTTGCAGTAATTGAATTTGCGATTCCTACTGTAGCACCACGATATGGAGAAACAAATCCTACACAATCTCTACGAGTTTCCACGAGAGCGGTAATCATTGTTACATGAGTGTCCATATTTGCTTCTGTATCAGCAGTAACACTTGAAGAACCACCTATAACTAAGTTAATATCTAATGATTCTGTATCTAGAAACTTATCATATGCAAGTGTAATCTCACCATTAGTTGTTGCAAAGTCATCTGTTCCACCAGTTAATGTAGAAACATCAACACCACTTACTAGTGTATAGTCTGTACCAGATGCGATATCTGTTCCCCAGTTAGAACCAGCAGCTAAATGATCTGTCCAGTAAATAAACTGTGATTGTGCGAAGATAACATCTGAGTAATAGTTGTTAGAACCTTGTGCTGTTTTAGCATTTGGGTTCTTTGACATATTTGTAAATCTTTCTATTACTGAACTTGTTCTTTGTCCAGCAACACCTACTGCAAATCCTGTGATATCACCAACTGTGTCATAAACTAGAACATGAATTTCGTCCTTTTCTCCACGAGCATTTTCAGTAGACCATGCAGATGTGCCCGGCGCCTCATCAAATAAGTCAGAAAATCTCCAACGTCTTGTGATAAGTGAATTGTCTGGAATGATTGTTTGTAAACCAGCACCAGCAGGGTCATCAAGTAAACGAATTGTTAAAGTTTCAGAAGAAACTGAACTTACTTCATATTCTTCACCTTTAGATTCTACTTGTGTATCTTTTGAAAATACAAGAGGGGCGTTATCTGCAACTGTGATTGCTTTATCAAGTACAAGGTTCTGTTGGTCGGTTATTGTTACAACTTTAACAACTACATCTCCATCAGATATACCAGCACCGAGTACTCTATCTCCAACTACGATTGTACCAGAGTTTCCGTCAACTACTAAGTTTTTAGTAGCAACTGTGATTGCACCAGCAACTACTCCAACAACAACTGAAGCAGTTTGGAAAGAAATGATATCACCAACTGCGATTACCGCAAGAGCTGCATCTTGGTTATCAACTGTAATTGATAAGTCACCAACTGCACCAGCACCATTCACTAAGTTCAATGAACCTAATGGTTGTGCAAATGCTCTTGCACTTGGACAGATATCTACACCAATTCCGTTACCATGAGTTCCAGCAGTCCTTGCGGCCCACTCTCCATGAGAACCAGAACCATCTTCAAAAGATGCTTGATAGTGGTCATCGTCACGAATAAGTATTCCAGAGTTTGCACCAGCATTTAGTATTGCACTTTCTGCTCTTACTACTTTTAAATTATCTGCATACTGTAAAAAGTTTGTAGCAGAAAAAAATGTTTCAAACTGATTACTTGCCGTTTGAGGTTTTCCGAATATTTGCACCAGTTGTTCTTCTGATGTAATGGTTGTTACAGAACCAACTGGGCCCTTTTGAAACGCACCGGCGATTGCACCAACAGAGGTTGCAACAGCTGGAACTACATTTGTTAAATCTACTTCTCTGACACTAACGCCAGGCGAGACTAAAAATGACATAATTTTTACTCCTTAATCTAAACGATTACCCTTTATTTCCTTTTATTTATAAAAACTAAGTTTCTAAAAACTAGGTTTTATATGCTGTAAAACTTATAAATAGTACCATGACAAACGAACACTACGAAAAATATAAAGAAACTATAAAAAAAGTAGCCCGTAGAAACTATCAAAAGAGGGTGTCTTGGTTAAACAACCATCTTGGTGATGAATTTTGTATTCATTGTGGAGAAAGCGAGACTGTGTGCCTTAAACTTTATCCGCATGATGTATTAATTCGTAAACAAACAAAACGTGTTGGTGCTAATGACGAAAGTAGAAAAGAAGTTCATAAACTAATGAATCAATGTAAAGTTGTCTGCTCTAATTGTTGGATTAAGCTTGACAACGATTTAATTGAGTTTCTTTAATATCTTTACCAGTTAGTATCATAAGTTCTAACTATTGGACTCCACTTAGTTCCATATTCATCTATAGCAGTTCCGTTATTATCATCTTCTAATCCATCAACCACAAACCCAAATGGCGCCATGTCCTGTTCTAATTGGTCTTGGTTTTCCAAATACATCTGTTGTCTAATATCGTTATTAGTAAGTTCTTTAAAATAAGTTTGATCGGTCACCCACGCAAAGATAAACAAACACGCAACCATATCATCGTGACATCCATCGTCTGCTTCGTGTGATGAACCTTTGACAATAAATGTAGATAGTTCGTTGATTGTATCAAAATCTTCTATGATAAGTTTATTGTCCTCAACCAATTGTTTTAGATTAGAACACCCTATTCTCTTGACTGCTTTGGTTGTCCTTACACCCAACTGAGCCTTACCTCCAGAAAAACCACCGCCCAGTATTTGACCAGCACGACCACGCATAGATGCCATAATAAGGTTGTCGTATTCCATATCAAACTGCATAGCGTTTGCGACTTGTTCTCCAATATCATTTACTTCAATTAGAACAAATGCTGTATTATATGCCTTTGCAACCTGATGTATTTTCTGTGGGAACAGTAATGGTTTAATTTCGTTATCTCTGAACTTTGCAACCACCTTATACGGAACTTGCGAAACATCAAACACAATGTACGCTGAGTAGTCGTTAGCGACCCCTCTGGACACATCAGCAGTCAATAGGTATGTATTACCCTCTTTGGGTTGTTCATAAACATCTAGTCCAGCATTAGATTGAATTGGTGTTCTATATGTTAATCTTTTTAGAGTTGTTGGAGATATGAGTGTATCAATAGAACCAAGAAACTCACATTCAAACTCTGTGTTAAATTGTTGTTCACTCGTGTTTGCAATGGTTTCTTTCTTCCATTTTTCATCACGGCCGGGCACTTCACTCCAGTGAACTTCAACAGGAATATAACTATTTCTCTTTTCTTCGGCATCTACCCATAGTTTATAAAACATATTCATACCATGAGGGGTGCTTACTATCATGACTTTCGTAGTTTTACCTGATGAGATTGTGGGATACACAGAACTAAAAAATTGTTCTGCTACATTAGAGGGAACATATGCAAACTCATCAAGGAAGATGATATTATAAGAACCACCACGAACCGCACTAGCAGAAGTAGAAGATGCAAGTATCTTAGATCCGTTTTCTAATTCTAGAGAACCCTTGTTCCAAGACATAATCCCTTGTTGTAACCACTGAGGTAAGTTTTCATATGCAAGTTGCAGCCTACCCAATAAGTCTCTTGCGGTTGACGCTTTGTTTGCAAGGATTGCAATATTAACACTATCGTTAAATAATGCATAGTGCAAAATATATGAAATCATAATGGTAGATTTACCAGACTGACGAGGTAGTTTGCAAATAGTAAAGCGATTGTTGTGGAATGTACCAACCATTTCTTTTTGGAAGTCATACATCTTGATAGGCACTAAACCCAAATCAAGAGAAACAATTTTTACATAATTTTGAATAAAGTATAGAGGGTCTTCCATACAAATTGAATATTCACGCAATTGCTCCTCAGTCCAATCTTGAGATACATTTGCCTTTTTGAGTAAAGGGTTTCCTAGATAAGTTGTTTCAGTCATCAGGTTTACCCTTTAACATCTTTTGTAATTCCGCAGTAGAACCAACAAACAATGCATTGGTCACACTCTTAGGCGCGTTGTTAGGAACTTCTTTTAACTTTCTCATTTTTTCTTGAAGGTCTGCAAGTTTCTCTGTAACCTCTGCAACCTGTTTGATACCATT